GCATTATTTTCACCTTGATCTATCATTTTATCTAATAGATTTTTAACTTCGGTACCATCATTTCTTTTCCACCATTCTTTCAACGTCATATTTTGATTATTTTTAGAACAAGGATTACAAAGATGAACCGATATCGGCCCTAATTTACCAGGTAAACTACCTACGAAAGTTATTTTTTTATCATATGTAAATGATTTTGCACATCTAAAACATTTCATAAGTTCTGGCATTATATATCCTTAACTTTCTTTTTTAATGTCATTTTATACTTCGTTAAATTATATGTTAGAAAAGGTTTATATCTAATCATTCTATCAAATAATTTAGGCCACAACACTCTCTCACTTATGTCCTTATTTAATTTACTTGAAAATTTTAATATATCATCTAGTATTAAAAATGTTTCAAAGTTAATTTTCTTAGCCAAAACAAATTTAAGTATTGGCGGGTGTTGACTATCTTTAGATGTAAATAGATCAGCAAAACTTAAATTCTTTGTTATCTTACTTAAAACATAATCTATATCTTGTTCATAATAATAATGTAATGCTTCTATTTTTTTTGACCATAGTTTATAGTTCTCATCACCAGGTTGACCAATGATGTCACCAATCCAAAGATTAGTATTACTGACAAAGTTGCTGATAAAATAATTAACAATATTGTTATCGCTATAAGATTTAGAAAGCTTATGAAAGAAGTATCTATCCCTTCTTTTAGTAAAGGTTTCCAATTTAGCAGTTGTTCGCCCACCGTGTTTATGATAGTCGTAGCTTTGGTTCTTACTCGTAAAATGAAGTTTAACTGCCAAATATATTTTATAAATCTCAAAGCCATTCATTGCCTATTATTTACTTTGTAAATATTTTAATACATTCTCTGGTGAAGATATTCCGTAAGGATCATCTGCTAAATCATCCTCTTTACCTGGTTCTATAAACACTTGTTCAATCTTACCATTATTAATTATCATAGCATATCTCCATGATCTAAAACCAAAACACTTATCTTTTTTAGAAACAAGCATTCCCATTGATTCTGTAAATTCTCCATTACCATCTGGTATGACTTTTACATTCTCTAGTTTTTGATCTGCAGCCCAAGCATTCATTACAAATGAATCATTAACTGATATACAATATATCTCATCTATGCCATGTGCTTTAAATACACTTGCTTGTTTTTCATAACCTGGTAATTGTTGATTTGAGCAAGTCGGTGTAAATGCTCCTGGTAAAGAAAATACTACTACTCTTTTATCTTTGAAATAAGTATTTGTATTTGTATCAACCCAATCGCCTAATTCTCTTACTCTAAATTTAACTTCTGGTATACTCTTGCCTATAGGATCAATCATTTTTTTCCTTTCGGCGCCTTGCCACCTACCCAAGCTTCATTATACTTAGTTTTTTTGTTATCAGCTTTATAACGTCCACGTTTATTTCTAGCACGTTTAGGTTTAACATCTTGATCGTAACCTACTAATAATTTTTCTATCCAATTCCACATAGTATTACTCCTTTTTCATATAGTTTTTTTTATCATGGTATTTAAATACCATTTCTCAAATTGAGGGTCTTTTACAAAATGCTTTTGCACTCTATCAGAGGACACTTGCCCCATTTTAATACAATCTGCAAGGTCTTTATAACCTTGTAGTTTTTTCTTTGATTCTTTTTTCAGCTTCATGTATTATTTTATGTGTATCAAAAATACACTCCTCTTTTATTTTTCCTTCTTCTCTAACCTTATCCATTTCTTTTCTAAGAGTTGTTTGACTTTTAGATTCAGTCATAGATAATTCTAATTCTTCTTTTTGTTCTTCTAAAGTTTCTGCTATCATATTGGTAGTTTTGCTACCTTTTCTTTTAACATATTAAGGTTCTGTGCCTCATATGCTATTTTTTCTTTTAATGTTTTACTAATCATAGCTTTTGTGTCACTAGGATCAATGTTGTGTGATTGACAATATTCTAATACTGCTTCGATATAAGTTATATTTCGGTCTTTAACTATATTTTCTACAATTAAAGCAAATTTATTAGGTGTTAATATTACATCTGTCATATGATCCATTATACTACATTTAATATAAAAAGTCAAGCTAAGATAGTTTTTCTGTTGCAAGGAAAACTATCAAACCCCTAGCAGACTAAGCTGCTAATGAATAACTATTAAAGTTTTCATTTATTGTATAACAGTACGTTGTCAGCGATTAATCTCCTAGAAGTTTTACTTGGGAATCGATTCTGTATCATCCCCCATAAGCACACTAGAAATCAATGTGTTTATGGTGGAGATGCCGAGAATTGCACTCGGGTCTTCTCCATCTATTGTCTTCTAATCAACGACTAATTCTTTTCTGGAATAATATATCTATCAAATGTTAATTGTAAAACACATTTTTGATTTTGTCCAGCTGTTTCAATTGTTCTTAAAATATGTCCAGGTATATCTTTTGATTTGTAAGTCATTATAATATAAACTATTTGTCCATCTGGTAATGCTTTATAACGACCTAATGAAGCTTCTTCTTCAATATAACCTTCGATTTGTAATGCTTGATTAACATCTATTACTGGTCCACAAAGCATAGGCATATTTACCACTTGCCATGGATATTCTGCTAGTGACTTTGGTCCTGCATATGAATTCGTACAAAATAATATAAAAATAATTCCACATATTGCTTTAAATCTTTTTCCCATTATTGCTCTTCTTTTCTTTAAATTTCTTATGAAACTCATCTATTGCTGGTTTTAATAGAGGTAAATAATCTTGTTTATCTTTAATAAAAGTTTGTGTTGAACCTTCTTCTGTTACAATTAATATAACAATTTGATCTATTGCTTTTCCATATCGCTCTTCAAACATTTCACAATATGCTGTAGTTTGAATAAAATAATTTTCTACCCATTCCTCTTTCTTATCTTTTGTAGAGGTTTTAAAATCTATTACAGATAATTTACCATCATATTCTGCAATACAATCAACTCTACCAGCAACACCCCATTTTTTACTATACAAGCTTTTCTCTTGCATCACTATATTATTTATCTTATCCAGTTCACTTTTTAGTATGGTAAACAACGCTGTAGGCAAAACTGCTTGTTTTGATAGTTCTTCATTATTTAGATAGTTTTCTGTTAATGTGTGTACGGCTGTGCCTCTCCTAGCTGCATTCCTCATGATGTTATTCGCAACGTTATCACCTACTGACTCACGCCATCTTGCTATACCTTCATTGTTTCTTTCCGATAATACAGATGTTATTGAAGGATATTTAATACCGCCTGGTAGAACATAAAATCTTTTACCTTGAACTGTTTCGGTAAACATTTTAAAAATTGGTTTATCAATTGGGTTATGATTAAACTTTTTCATAACATAGTTGCTTTTCATATATTCATTTAATTTGTTCATAATTTAAATTATATCACGTACTTACTTAAAGGTCAAGCATTATATTCAGCATATTGAGTCTTACCTTGTTCGTTTCGGAATGCTCTCAATGTTTGTTTTCTATTGTCTGCTGGACTTTTGTATGAGCAATGAATCCAACCAGAGTTTGGTTCTCCTATATTATGATACTCCAATATTAATTGGTCAAAATCCAAGTTCTCTATAATCCATTTTGCAAGATCAGCATTAGACGTTTCAAATATTTCGAAGTCGGCGGCTTGGCCTTTAGCGTGTTGTGATTTTACAGATGATCCTATTGCAACACATAACTCCTCACTTCTAAATCCACTAGAAATAGTTACAGGTGTTCTATAGTGATTACGAATAGGTTGTAATATATTTGCACATAACTTTGTTAATTCTAATATTTGTGCTTCATTAGGAGTATTATTAATACCCTTACGTTCAGCCGTTTGACTAGTAGTCATTTCTTTTAAACTAAAATTATTTGATAGCTTCATCTTTCTTATCTTTCATAATATCTTTTTCTTTTGCTTCTGCTTTTTCCAAATCGTTTGTGGTGTATTCTAACTTCTGTAAAGCTCTTTTTACAGCAGCATCTTTTGCTTTACAAGCATCGGTTAATTCGTTGACTTGTTCTTTAAGCACACGGACCTGTTCCTTGTACTCAGCAATAATTTCTTGATAATCAGCTGTTGACATTTTTTATTTTATCCTTTTATTGATCTTATTTCCCACGAGTAATACTTACAATTTTTTTCAATTGTGATTCTATTACTTCCGCTCTATTGGGCCAGTGAATATACGCTTCGGGTGATTTTGCTAATTTAATCAACAAAGGTATGATAAGTTTTTCTAATTCTTTAAATTTTCCAGAGTATTCTTTGCCAAGATTATCTTTTCTCAAATCATACTCATCATCCATTTGCTTCTTAGCAATCCCTAACTCAGTTTCGTTCTTAGCAACAACTGTTTCTTTAGTTTCGTTTGTTGCTCTTAGTAATTTATCTAATTTACTCTCTAATCTATTAATAATTTCGCTAGACACAGCCTTACCCACACCGTCCGCTGTTGCCTTAACAACTTGTTTTGTAGCATCTGACTCTGCTTTGCTTTCTGTCGCTGGTTTGGTCTTAACTGAAGTAAAACCCCAATCACCATCAGCGTCAAATCCGTCTAAAAAATCAAAATCTGCCATTGTGTACTATTTATCTTTCTGGACTACCTTGGTCCGCCTTTTATTTTACGTTTTCTATGTTTTTGTATTACTTTATCTATTTGTGTATCTTTTACTGACTTTTTACCATATTGTCTAGCAAGTTCACTAGCTGGATGTGCTTCGGTAACTTTTGATAATACCTCTTTCCAACCACTATCTGTCTTACTATCTATATTACCTACACTTGATACTATGTTTAATTTTGTAGGTACTAATAGTTCAATATGTTTATTTTTAATAAACTCTTCCATTTCACTAATGGACATTAATTCTGTATATTCTTTTTTAGTCTTTGAGTTATAAAAATTATAAGTCGGCATTTATTCCTTCACTAAACCATTGTGGAATATTAGTTTTCCACGTAGCAAAATCCTTTTTGTATTTAACATAGTAATCTCTATAAGCAGTAATACTATCTTCATTCTTTACATCATCAGGCATTGCTTGTGTCGGTTGATTAAAAGGAATATTTAGGGGAATATTTTTAGGG